GAAGGCGTTTATTATGCGGGCGGCGGCGCAGGTGGTCGACAAAACACAGCACAAGGCACAGCTTCAGGCACAGGCGGTTTAGGTGGTGGCGGTAATGGTGGCGTTAACTCGCCTAACACTGTCCCACAGGCAGGCACAGCAAACACAGGCGGCGGCGGCGGTGGTGGCGTTAACGGTTGGGGTGGCGGTCAAATTGGCGCGGCAGGCGGTTCAGGCGTTGTAATTATTGACGCAGGCAGGGCAGCAACAAGTACTACAGGTTCACCAACAGTAAGCGGCACAATTTACACATTTACTGGCAGCGGGACGATTACCTACTAATGGCTTACTTTGCACAAATAGTTAACGATTTAGTCACTGAAGTTATAGTTATAAACGACGAGGTAACAGACGGCGCACAATTCGCGCACGATTTATTAGGCGGCGTATGGGTCGAAACCTATATGAATAATCCAAACAAAAACTTTGCTGCTATTGGTTACACATACGACACAGCAAACAATAATTTTATCTCACCACAGCCTTACCCGTCATGGATTTTAGACAGTAACGATATTTGGCAAGCACCTACACCACAACCGCCCGCGCCCCCACAGACTTTATGGAACGAACAACTACAAGAATGGATACCGTATTTTGAACACAAAAAAAATTAGCAAACCACATAGACAAATAGGCGACCAAACCACTAAAGGCGGTTTGCTTGGGATCATGATTTATACATTGTCACGTAATAACGTAGACCCAGTTTTAATAGGTTTAATAGTGCCAGTGGCTGCAAGTTTGCTTGCCTGGGTATCTACTAAAATTGGTGACCCTGACCTAGCTTGTATGTTTATACCTGACGATAAAAAAGATATTTGAAACCGTACACAATACTTACAGCGCCGGTAGTAAAGCACCCGCTACCAGGCACAGACGAATTTATTAGGCAAATAGTTAAACGTGCAGGCGGCGCGTTATGGAATAACGGCAGTTACCAGCTACGCGATATTCGAACCCGCCCAGGCACTATTTCTAATCATGCCAAAGGTTTAGCGGTAGATTTTTCTTATCGTAAAATGTCTAACAAAGGTTTAACGGACGGCCGCAAACTTGCTTTACCGTTTCTATACAAGCTGTTACAAAACGCAGATACTTTAGAAATAGAATTAGTTATAGATTATTTTTTAAATAGAAGTTGGAAGTGTGACCGCGCTACTTGGATTAAAGGTAAATGGGTAGGCGGCGACTGGTTTCACATTGAGATATCTGCCAACATGGCTAACAATGAAAACCTAGTAAAACAAGCGTTTAACAGCGTTTTTAAAGAAATACCTAAAACGGTTTAAAAATTCGGTTAAGGTTCAATTACCTTCTACGAGAAAGTTTGAGGCTGACTATATGCCGTTTATCATAAAAATTATTGTTGCTTTTGCGTTATCCGCTATCGGGGTAGGTATTAGCCAAATACCCGTACCAATCGAACCCGCCAACGAAACTACGTTTAGCGAACGTTACGAAGCCGTAGGCGGTTTTGGGCAGGTTATGGCCGACCTATACAGGTTTGTGCCACCAGTAACCACTACAACGCCCCCAGCGCCCGTATACAAGCATGGTAATTGTGACTGGCTACCCGCGGTAGCGCTTAAAGCTGGCTGGCAGGCAGACCAAATAGAACAGCTTACAGAAATAGCCTTACGCGAGGCCGGTTGCTGTGTTAATAGGCGCGGCGGCGACATCGTAAATAGTGACTGTGTTATTACAGGCGTAAGCGATTACACGCACAGATCAGACACGGGCGCGCTTCAAATTAACTCAATAAATTTTGACATTTCCCGCAACCCTTACGCGCCAATCTGTTTAGAAATGGGCGTATGCACACAAGAACCACTACTAGACCCGCTAACAAATTTAAAAGCAGGGAAACTACTATTTGACTACTGGCAGAAAGCAGCCGGTGACGGCTGGCTACCCTGGGATATTTGCAACCGCACGAACACATGCAATTAGTTTAACTTCGTACACACGCCCGCTATAGTAATTTTTAAGCAACGAGAAAGGCTAAAAATGACAAACGAACTAGAAAAATCCTGGCTAGCTACTAACCAATCATTACAACAGCTAATGCACGTAATGAACGAAATAACCGCTAGGCCTAAACCTTTAATGGAAACGTTCGAATTAAGCAGCAAACGAATAATAGACAGACTACAAAAACAGATAGACAAAATGAACGTGCTAGACCACAGCGATTTAATAGACGATTTATATGAAGCCCAGCTAGAAATAAAATATTTAGTTAACTACTCAAAACACGTTTTAACCACTAAAGACAATTTAGAGGCCCGCTAATGCGCCGCGGATATGACCCTAGTTACGGTAGCCGCGAACAGCTACGCGATAGCACAGACCGTAATATGGCGATAGCGCGCGAACGTGACAAACTCAAAACCGAAAACGCAGCGCTAATAGACGAAATAACCGAACTAAAAGCAATAATTGCTTACATAACGCAGGGCGAACAATGAACCGCCAAATTACTTTAAACAATTTAGAACAGCCAGTAATACAGCTAGAACAAGCTGATTACGACAATTGCGTAGAAGTAACAGAAAAGATTTTAGAGTACGCAAGGCGTAACGGTCACAAAAATAGTTACGGCATGAACCCCGCCCAAAATTGGGCATACGATTTTTGCGGCGCGTTAGGTGAACAAGCAATAGCCCACTACTTTAATTTTGACTACACATATAACGGCTATGACCCCGCAGCTACAGACGTGCTGGGCTACCAGGTGCGCGCTACTTATTACGGCAACGGCAGCCTATTAACGCACCCTATAAAAACTAGTGAAAATAATCGCGGCGATAACGCAGGTACTTATATTTTGGTGACTATTGACCCCACAACACTCAGCGCAACTATTCGCGGATATTCGACACTAACGCGCTGTAATGAACGGGCTAGCAATTGGACTACACAAATTAACGGTAAGCCGGTGCGCTGGCCATGCTACTTTATGCCCCAGTGGCAACTATGGCCTATTGAAACGTTGCAAGCCAAACAAGAACTAATAAACCACCAAACGAGAAAGAAAAACTAAATGGGATTTAGCTTAGATAATTATGTAGACGTAGCAACACGCTTAAGGCTTGCATTTGACAAGTACCCTAATTTACGTATACAAGAAACTAAACGCGAAATAATAGAAATGCCTGACAAAAGCTGTTTTATTCGTTGTGAAGTTACGGTATGGCGTGACGAGTTAGACCCGATACCGGCAATAGCTACCGCTTGCGAACTGTACCCAGGCAAAACGCCTTACACAAAAAACAGTGAAAACGAAGTAGGTTTTACTTCAGCACTGGGCCGTTGTTTAGGTTATATGTCATTCGGGATAACTAACGCAATAGCGACACGCGACGAAGTACAGGCAGCACAAAGCCGCCAAAGTACACATTTAGCCCCAGTAGTACCGTTGCACGAAATAGAACAGCCGTTTGATGACACAACAGACAATAAACAGTACGCGTCACCTAAACAGCGCGGCATGATACGCGCGCTGGCATTTGAAAAAAAGATAGGTACTACCGAATTAATGCCATATATAAATAAAGTGTTAAATAACAAGTATTCAAGTATTGAAGCAATAACAAAAAACGAAGCTTCCCAAGTGATCGAGTCGTTACAAAACTAATAAGTTAATACAGATAACTATTACGGGCATTTAGACCTAAGCCATTAGCGGGGCGGTTGGTGACACGCGGTAACGCGGGTAGAAGGCGCTGTAGTGATACAGGCCTGGCTAACGGTTAAAGACATAGGGTGCTGTACGAGGCTAAACAGCGGGGGGCTATCGCATTAGGCTTTTAAACGAAACAGAAACAAACAGTGAAACAAAAACAAACCTACAAACGAGATAGGCCCGTCATGCAAAAGCACCAACCCAGACCGAAAGCAAGCGCGATAGCGCGCGCTAGCCAAATAGCAATAATTCAACAAACCTTATTCAACACAGAACAACGCGGCTATACATCAGACGATTACTATACGCCCGCATGGATATTTAACAAATTAAACATTACATTTGATTTAGACGTAGCAAGCCCAACAGGCGGTTGCCATTGGATACCTGCAACAAACTATTTAGATCAAGAAGCAAACGGTCTTACTACAGACTGGTACGGAAATGTGTTTATGAACCCGCCATTTAGCAAACCTAATGATTGGGTACGCAAATTTATAGCACATCGAAACGGCATTGCACTTTTGCCTATGTCAAAATCGTATTGGTTCAATGAAATTTGGCATGATGCGGACGGTATTACAACCTTAGAAAGCAATCTTAAATTTATGCGCCCTGCCGGCCCGCAAAAAACAATATTTACTGGTGCAATGCTATTTGCCTACGGTCAAAACAACGTTTTAGCATTACATAACGTAGGACGCGTAAGATAATGACACAAGGCAAGAAACGTAGAACCCACAACGTACAACAAAACCGAAAACGCAGCCTAAACGCAGAAACTAGAAGCAAACAAGAATTTAAAACAAACAGACAAAGATTACTAAAAGATAAACCACTGTGCCATTGGTGCAACAGCGCGCAAGCAACTACAGCAGATCACCTAATAGAAGTAGACCGCTGGCCAACAGATACCCCAGGCGTTAACGGCCTAGATAACTTAGTAGCAGCGTGTCGAAGCTGTAACAGTTCACGCGGCGCACGATACGGAAACCTAAAACGAAAAAGCATTTACGAACTAGCACCAACAATAAATATAAACAACAAAAACATTTATGCAAACGATTGCATAACTATGCAAGACAAAAAAGAAAACACGTTTTTTTCTGCTACCCTTCCTGCCCCCGACGCATCTCTTTTTATATCTAAAACGGCGCAAACTAGCGGTTTGGCTAGCGAACTGGCTAGAACTAGCGCGATTACGGCAGATCACGGCAAAGCTGAAGCGGCGCGGTCAGTGCATAATTATGCAGACATACACAAGCCCAGGTTAGAAACTGTTTGTAATCGAGACGGCTTATATTTTGCTGACGCTGTAAAAAATTGGGCAAAGGATTTTTTAGAAGTTGACTTAATGCCCTGGCAATATCACGTAGCTACAGGTTTGTTAGCGCACGATGAAAACGGCGATTTATTACACAGACAAGGCTTGTTATCTGTTGCCCGTCAAAACGGTAAAAGCTTTTTGCTATCCGGCATTGTAGGTTTTTGGGCTACGGTCATGCCAAAGCTTCGCGGTAAGCCGCAAACAATTATTACTACTAGTCATCGATTAGATACAGCGCTAGAACTATTTAACCAGGTAGCCCCGATACTAGAAAAAGAATTCGGCGCTATTTTGACTTGGGCGGTAGGCCGTAACGAAGCTAATTTACCCGATGGTACACGCTGGCTAGTTCGTGCAGCTACGCCTACATCGTTTCACGGTTTAACCGCTGACCTAGTCTGTATTGACGAACTTTGGGCGGTTTCGCCTGACAGTGTTTCTGTAGGTTTGCTGCCTACTATGCGTACACGTAAAAGCCCGTTGCTGTTTATGACGTCTACAGCCGGTGACGAAAGTTCTAAAGAAATGCAACGTTGGCGCGAACAAGGTTTACGCGCGATTGACGAAAAGAAAACTAGTTCGCTGTACTTCGCGGAATATTCGCCTAGTTCAGATATTGACCCTATGACGCCGGAAGCATGGATTAAGGCTAACCCAGCTTTAGGCAACACACTTAGCATCGAAGTGTTAGAAGCTGAAGCTGAACAGCCGAACCGTAACGCGTTTTTAAGAAGTTCGGTTAATTTATGGACGGCCAGCGCTAACGGCTGGCTACAGCCTGGGGTTTTTGACAAACTAGTTACAGCTGAACCTATGCCTAAAGGCGGCGTACTTGCTATAGAACAAAGTCAAGACGAAGCGCGCTATGTAGGCGTTAGGGCAGCTTTAAACAGCCAGGGGCAAATACAGTTAGCCGTAGAATTTGTTAAAGACACGTTAGCGGATTGCTGGCAGGCAGTAGAAAAAGCTTGTGCCGATCAGACTACGCGCCTACTTATTACGCCCGCGTTTGAAATGTCTTTACCTACAAAATTTGAACGACGCGCAAGCATGGTAGGTAATCGCGAACTACAAAGGTGGACGGTAGGCGCTAGGGCAGCAATATTAGAAGGCAAAATAAGGCATGACGGCAGCGCGCTTTTATCCCAGCACGTAGAACGGGCAGTAGCGGTAAAAAATCAAGGCGCTGTTACTTTGTCTAGTTTGCGTAGCCCTGGGCCTATTGAGTTAGCGCGCTGTTTAGTGTTTGCTGTAGCTATGGTTTCAAAGCCGGCAACTGTAGGTAAACCTATGATAGTTAGCCAAAGAACAGCAATATAAATTTATTTTGTGGCTAATATGTGTAACGGGTAGCCGCCAAGTTATTTAGCTTTCTCGTAGGGTAATTGTGGCGGCTACCTATCATTACAAAAATTTAAGAATTGTGGCATACTTGCGCTATGGCAATATTTAATTTTAAACCGCAGCCCGAAAAAGTTGTTAAGGCCGCTGCCGGTTACGCCGCAGATCGTACGGGCACTAACGCGGGCGCTAGTCAAATTGGTAATTTCTTTGCGTACCAGTCCGGTCAAATTCGACAAAGGTTTATGCAAGTGCCAACTATAAGCCGGTCACGCGATTTAATGGCGTCAGTTATCGGCTGCCTAAAATTAGAACAATTTAAAGAAATGTGGAACGGCGAAAAAATAGAGTTAATGCCTGAAGCGCCGCGCACCTGGCTATCACGAATTGACAAAGGCGTTACAAATAATTTTATCCTAAGTTGGACTTTTGACGACCTATTTTTCGTAGGTAGGGCGTTTTGGTACATCGTAGAACGTGACGCAAGTTCCGGCTATCCCAGTTCGTTTACACGTCTACCGGCCGCTATGGTCACTACACAAGATCAGGCGCAAAGTAACGGCGTATGGTTTGGGCCGTCTAAACAGATTTTGTTTCAAGGCTTACCAATTAAATACGAGGATTGCGTACAGTTTATTTCACCAATTCAAGGCCTAATTTATACCGGTGCAGTATCGGTAGATACAGCGCTAAAGCTAGAACAAGCGCGTAACAGAAACGCGAGTAGCCTTCAGCCGGCCGTAACGCTTCGGCAAACGTCAGGTGAACCCATGTCGGCGCAAGAATTACGTGACCTAGCCGCAGCTTACGACGAGGCGCGCTATTCGTCTGCTACTAGCGCTGTTAACGAATTTGTAGAAGTCATACACAACACTTCTACGCCTGACAAAATGCTACTTATAGACGCCGCAGAATACCAGGCCAAAGACCTAGCAAGAATTGCCAACGTCCCCGCCTACCTCGTTTCGGTATCAATTGGAAATTACAGCTACGTATCAAGCGCTGAAGCTTCACGCGATCTATACCAGTTTGGCGTGAAGCCGTATATAGATTGCATACAAGAAACGTTAAGCGCTAATAATGTTTTACCACGCGGGACGGTAGTTAAATTTGATATAGAAAGTTATTTAAACAATGATTATATGAATATTAAAAACGATACAACAGACGTAACAGTAAACGAAACGGCGGTAAATAATGCTTAGGCTTATCCCACAAGATTTAAACTTAGACGCAGCCCCAGCGGGCGCAACTATGCCACGTCGAACCCTGGCAGGCGTAGCGGTACAATACGAAGTAGAAGCCGTAGTATCGGACGGCCAAAAAGTAAAGTTTGCTACTGGGTCATTACCGTTAGAAGGTAAAAAGCCTAAAATGTATATGTACCATGACAGCGCTAAACCTATTGGCCTAGTAACAAGCCGCGAATTAGTAGGCGATACAATTTTATTTGAAGCCACAATTTCGGCAACGCGTGACGGCGACGAAGCTTTAGAACTAGCCAAAGACGGCGTTTTAGATAGCGTTTCGGTAGGCATTATGCCAACAGAATTTAGCTATGACGAAGCCGGCACAATGGTTATAACCAAAGCTGACTGGCAAGAATTAAGCCTTCTACCTTACGGCGCATTTGAAGCTGCCAAAGTAGAACGAGTAGCTGCAAGTATCCCCGAAATAGAACCTGAAGTAGAGTTAAATAGTAAACAAGACCTAGAACAAGAGGATAAAACAAACATGACACAGCCACAAGAAGCCCCACAAGTTATTGAAGCCGCACAAGTTTTAACATACGCGCAACCGCGTAAATTACGTTTGCCTAGCACGTCTGAATATATCGCTAGCTATGTGCGCGGCGGTTCAGACTTTGCAACAATGAACGCAAACATTAAGCAAGCCGTAGTAGAAGCAGCCCCAGGCGTAGCACCATTTATCAATACTGAGTCGACACCTGGTATCCTGCCCGAAATTATTACTGGCAGCGTTTACGATTCGCTTAACCCGATTAGGCCTTTTGTTACTGCTATTGGTACTCGCGCTATGCCACAAGCGGGCGCAACATTTCGTAGACCAAAAATTACTACACGCCCAGTAGTTCAAGAACAAAGCGCACAATTTGACCAGCTAAACGCTTCTACTGTTGTTGTATCAAATAACGATATTTCTAAAAAAAGTTTTGGTACATTTGTGACCGTCTCAGAACAAGACCTTGATTTCAGCGACCCCGCTTCAATTGACATTATTCTTAATCAATTAGCTATCGCCTACGGACAAGCGACCGATAATTTTGCTATTGATACTTGCCATGCTGCAATTACGCAAACTTCGTCAGTGGCCGACACAGCCGTAGGCGCAGACTGGGTAGCTGCAATTTACGAAGGCGCACGACAAATTTCTACAGACAGCAACTATTTGCCTACTCACATGTTTGTAACGCCTGCAAGTTGGAAAGCGTTAGCAAGTTCAGTAGACGATCAAAACCGCCCAGTATTCCCGTTTGTAGGTGCGCCTAACCTTATGGGTCAAAACGCGGCCGGTAATTCGTCTGCAACAAGTTGGAACGGAAACCCGCTAGGCCTAGTGCTTGTAGTTGACCGTCACGCCCCAGGTTCGTTTATGGGTCACGCCGCAGGCCCAGCCGCAGGCTTTGAGTTTTACGAACAGCAAAAAGGCGCAATTAGCGTAGACGTGCCAGCAACTTTAGGCCGCACAATTGCCTTTAGAGGTTACGCAGCGGGCTTTATGGCTGACGCTACAAAATTTGTTAAGTTCGTTTAACTAGAAAGAAGGCCAGCTATGGCCGTTTATTCGGTTCAACAAAAATATTTAACCGATAACTACGCGGTAATACGTTTACAAACAAACGCTGAACCGCTAGAAATTGGTCAAAGTTTTACAGTAGCGGGCGTAGACGCAACTTTTAACGGCACGTACGTAGTGCGCGCTTTACCGCAATACTATTTTACAGGCGTAGACCTGCAAGGTTTCTTTTTATATGACTTGCAACTACCAATGTCTAACCAAGTTTTATACGCTAAAACCGCTACCAATGTAGACATAGTGGCAAGCGCTGGCACGTTAACCGCGTCTATAACTTGCACATGGATTACAGCCGCGCAGATTGAGGATTGGCTAGGTATCGGTACAGCTACGGCAGCCGATACAGCATTTTTAACTACGTGCGCTGCCGCTGGTAACGCGTTTTGTTTTAGACGCAGACAAGAAAACGGCTACATAGACAGCCCCAGCACAGTGCCTTCTAATGACGTATCTTTAGGCGTTGTAATGTATGGTGCGGCTTTGTATCGACAACGGGGCAGTATTAGCGATTTTGCCAGCTTTGACGGTTTAGGTACTGGTAATACTTTCGGTTTGTCGCCAATGGTTAAACAGCTGTTAGGCGTTGACCGCCCGCAGGTGGCATAGTGCCACAAAATTTTACTGATCTATTTAATACGGCGCTAACAAACTTAACGGCAACTCTTACAGCTGTAACCGGTTTACAAGTAGTCAATGATCCGCGCAACCTAACGCCCCCGTGTGCTTTTATTGATGCCCCAAGCTTTGAAGCCTTTAACGCAAACATAGTAAAAATGCTATTTCCAGTAAGGGTAATAACTTTAGGGCCAGGCAATTTAGACGCACAGCGCAGCCTACTTAACCTAGCTTCAAAGGTGCTGGGTGCTAATGTTGGCGTAACAGACGGTAGGCCTACAGAAGCTTTAGTAGGCGGTGTGGCTTATCCGGCTTACGATATTACGGTAACTATGCA